AGGCAAGATAGTTGGCGGCTCCGCTGGATCAGGACAGATCCTTATTAAAAAGTTCCTCAAGAATATGCCAGCCTTACGTGTCTTGCGATCTAATATACAGGAAGCATCCAAACAGAAATGGTTGAAGGGGTTGGATGGGAGACACCTACAGATAAGACACGAACATGCGGCATTGAATACTCTCTTGCAGGGAGCAGGAGCTATCGTGTGTAAGCAATGGCTGGTGGAGATGGACAAGAAGGTAAGGAAGGCTGGACTAGACGCCAAGCTGGTAGCTTCAGTGCATGATGAATATCAATTTGAAGTAGCCAAGCCAGACATCAAGAGGTTCAGTCAGATAACTAAGGATGCTATGCATAAAACCCAAAAGGTATTTAATTTAAGGTGTGAACTCGACTCTGATTATAAAGTTGGAAATAATTGGGCAGAGACGCATTGATGGAAGATCAGCTAGACATGTTTGGATCAGAAACATTTTACAACGAAGATCAAGTTTTAAAGCTTTGCCTGGATTGCCAAAGAAAGCTTCCCGAAAATTGCTTTTCCTTCAAGGGTAGTTTTAGAAAAGACGGTACGTCCAGAAGAAGAAATTCTTGCAAAGAATGTAAGAAGCATCAAAGGCAAACTATTAGATATTTAAAACGAGTTACACCCCTACCAGACAATAAGTATAAGTGTCCAATTTGTCTATCCCCAAAAGTAAACAAGTGGGTTATGGATCATAATCACAATACGAATAAATTTAGGGGCTGGCTTTGTAACAACTGTAACTCTGCAATAGGATGGTTAAGAGATGACATCAACAAAATAAGGAGGGCTGTATCTTATTTAGAGAAAGATGAAGAAAGCTGTTGACATTTGTAGTAAAGTGTGGTATAATATACGTGTTGTTTGGTTAGTAGTAGACAACGAGGAATGATCCTCACTCATGGCCGTAATAGTGCGGCAACATTAAAGGAGAATAGAATGAACGACCCAATTTTTATTACTGGTAAGTGCCACTATGCATCTATAACTGAACCTAATACTAAGTTTGATCCTGTATGGTCAATCCAGGTTGAGGTGAACGATGACAATCGCTCCACCATTGAAGGAGCAAACCTTCCTGTTAGTAATAAGGGAGATGATCGTGGAGACTTTGTGACAATCAAGCGTAAGGTGTTGCGTAAGGATGGAAGCCAACGTCAACCACCCATCGTTAAAGATTCTGAGAATAATCTTTGGAATGGTAAGTTGATTGCTAATGGTAGTACTGTAAATGTTAAGGCTATCCCTTTTGATTGGAACTATGCTGGTAATTCAGGTGTATCTGCTGACCTTGCAGCAGTCCAAGTGGTAGACTTTATTGAGTACACATCTGGTGAAGACTTTGAACCAGTTGAAGGAGGTTATGTACAAGAAGAGAGTGTGCCTTTCTAGTAAACCACTAACAGGAGTGGGGGAGTATCATTGGCGGTTGTGATACTCCCCCAAATTTTTATGAAAAATATTGAAACATTAGTAGAAGACATTTATAATTTATTTACTCTTGATCCCATTGATATGAACGAAGAGGAGGTAGATGGACACATAAATACTTTTGGTGAAATGTTGAAGGTTCACATAAAAGATTTCTTGTATGACAAACCAAGAGATAGGGGAAATCTTAGGTTATCTGCGATAGGCAAGCCTGACAGACAGTTGTGGTATGATGTAAACAAACCTTTAGTTGATGGAGAGTTAAAACCCTCAACAAGAATTAAATTTCTTTATGGTTACATATTGGAAGAGCTATTACTTCTGTGTGCTTCTATAGCTGGACATAAAGTTACAGATCAACAGAAGGAAGTAAGTGTTGAGGGAGTTAAGGGACACCAAGACTCAATGATTGATGGTGTGTTGGTAGATTGTAAGTCTGCCAGTGGTCCTGGCTTTGACAAGTTTAAATATAATAGAGTAGCGGAGGATGATCCGTTTGGTTACATTGCCCAGATCTCAGCATACGCTGAAGCCAATGGAGTTGATCGTGCTGCATTCCTGGCTATCAACAAATCAACAGGAGAGATATGTCTTTCGCAAGTCCACAAGATGGAAATGATTAATGCTAAAAATAGGATACAACACCTTAAAGGACTTGTTAAGAACTCTAACCTACCTGATAGGTGTTACTCTGATGTGCCTGATGGCAAGTCTGGTAATTATAAACTTGCTATTGGTTGCGTTTATTGTGGTCACAAGCAGGAGTGTTGGTCAGACGCTAATGGAGGTCAGGGCTTACGTGTATTCAATTATGCAAAAGGTAAGAGACATCTTACTAGAGTATCGAAACAACCTGAAGTGGAGGAAGTAATTAACTGGTAATGCATTGGGAGTATAATAAAGAACCTGACACTGTAAACAGCTTTGGATTTGTCTATAGAATTACACACAAGAAAACAAAGAAGGCGTACATAGGATGTAAGCAATATTTTATAACACGTAAAAAAAAGAAAGTCGAATCCAACTGGAGGGTTTATACCGGATCTAACAAGCATCTTAACGAGGAGATTAAAAGATTAGGTCGTAAGCACTTCAGGTTTCAGATCATAGGTGAATATAAAAACAAAAGAAGTTTAAGATATTATGAATGTTATTTTCAAATGATCTATCATGTGTTGACCGCCAAGCTGGAGGGTACGGATGAACCTGCCTATTATAATAATTATGTAGGTGGCAAGTTCTACAGACCTGTTCAGGAACCTGTGGATGATTGATCAAGAACTTGATACACTGTATGATGCTACTGAAAAAGATCCTTATAAAAGTCTTTATCTTGCTGTTATTCTGCAAGCAATTCTTGACATTACCAAACCGGAAAACAAGAGAGAAAGTACCTATATAAAACTACAGAGAGATCAGGCCCATGCTTGGGTCTTCGCTTCGATAGGAGTAACCTGTGAGAACTTTGAAGATACTTGTGCCTTGGCTGGAGTGGAGCCAGGTGTGGTGAGAACATTTGCTTTAAACGTAATCAACTCAGGAGATATTAATGAAGTCCGAAGAAAAATCAACACACTCTTATAAGGAGACAGGAGACAAGTACTATCTAAACAAGATGAAAAGTCTTAGAAAGAGCGATGGTTCCAGCCCAATGGATTATCAGGTAGGGGGACACCACTACAAGGATTGTGGTATTCAGCCAGTAGATTATATATTCAAAAACAATCTTGACTATTTTGAAGGGAACGTAGTTAAATATATAACCCGTCATCGTAAGAAGGGGGAAGGGAGGAAGGACGTAGAGAAAGCCATACATTATGCACAGATGATACTCGAACTTTACTATAATAAATAGGGGAACAAGATGTTTAAATCAAACCGCAATCCACAATTCCGATCCAAATTCAGCGAAGACATATTCAATACCAAGTATTCTCATGAGGGTGCGGAAACCTTCCACGAACTTGCATGCACTCTGGTCAACGATGTGTGTCAGGACTACCTCCTGAAGGATGACAAGGATGAACTGATTGACCACATATCTAATCTAAGATTCATTCCTGGTGGTAGATACCTGTACTATGCAGGAAGAGAAAAGAAATTCTTTAACAACTGCTATCTTCTCAAGGCAGAGTCAGACACAAGAGAAGATTGGGCAAAGCTTTCATGGGAAGCGGAGTCATGTCTCATGACAGGTGGTGGTATAGGTGTAGACTATTCAGCCTATAGACAGGAAGGACAAACACTGAAGGGTACAGGGGGTGTCAGCAGTGGTCCCATACCCAAGATGCAAATGATCAATGAGATAGGTCGCCATGTAATGCAAGGTGGTAGTCGTAGGTCAGCCGTCTATGCCAGCCTTAACTGGAAGCACCCAGACATAGACAAGTTTCTCATAGCCAAGAACTGGTTTGATATGCCTGTAGGTAGTACAGGTAAAACAATATTTGATATCAAGCAGGATGACTTCAACTTTCCTGCACCTCTGGACATGACAAACATATCAGTTAATTATGATACAGAGTGGTTACTTAATTATTGGGAGACAGGAGAAATAGGTGATGTCTTTAGGACTAATGTACGTCAGGCTCTTAGAACTGCTGAACCAGGATTCTCATTCAATTTCTTCGAGAAGGAAAACGAGACATTACGTAACGCTTGTACGGAGGTTACGTCTGAAGATGATAGTGACGTTTGTAATCTTGGGAGCCTTAACTTTGCTAGGATTGATGACCTTAACCAGTTGCGGGAAGTCGTCACGTTGGCAACAAAGTTTCTATTGTGTGGAACACTCAGAGCGCAACTCCCCTATGACAAGGTATCTAAGGTTAGAGAAAAGAATAGACGGTTGGGATTGGGGCTTATGGGATTACACGAATGGCTCATACAGCGTGGTGGTCGGTATGAAACCACTTCAGAACTGCATCGGTGGCTTAAAGTTTACGAAGCGGAATCTGACAAAACATCCAGAGACTTTGCAACACTACTATCCGTTTCAAAACCAGTTGCGGTCAGAGCGGTGGCTCCCACAGGAACAATCGGAATCTTGGGAGGAACTTCTACTGGAATTGAACCCATCTTTGCGGTGGCCTACAAAAGAAGGTATCTAAAGAACAGACGGTGGCACTACCAGTATGTCGTAGATAGTGCGGCACAGGAAATGATTGATCTGTATGGTATTAAACCACAGAATATAGAGTCTGCCCTAGACCTAGCGTCTGACTATGAGCGTAGGTTGAACTTCCAGGCTAACGTACAGGAGTA